CAGCGGTATGCCGCCAACGCATACAAAACGGCGGGACTCTCCGCCAACGAGTACATGGAAACGGTCACGGGCTTTTCCGCAAGCCTGATCCAGTCCCTCGGCGGCGATACCGAGAAAGCCGCAAAGTATGCGGACATGGCAATTACGGATATGTCCGATAACGCCAATAAGATGGGCACGGATATGTCCTCCATTCAGAATGCCTACCAAGGCTTTGCCAAGCAGAACTACACAATGCTCGACAACCTCAAGCTAGGCTATGGCGGCACAAAGCAGGAAATGGAGCGACTGCTTGCCGATGCGGAGAAGATATCCGGCGTCAAGTACGACATCTCATCCTACGCAGATGTGGTGGAAGCCATCCATGTCATGCAGGAAAGCATAGACATTGCAGGCACCACCGCCAAGGAAGCTGAAGCCACCATATCCGGCTCTGTCAATGCACTGAAATCCGCCGTGTCGAACCTCATCGTAGGCTTCGGCGATGCGGACGCTGACATGGAGCTGCTGTGCAGCA